ATGGAAACGTGGATCGCGTCCAACAAGGACAATTATACCGACGGCACCACGCCGGTAACGTCCTCGGGCGCTCCGACCACGGCTCCAACCGACGGCACCACCGTTCGGACCTTGACCGAGGCTCAACTGAAGACCGTTCTTGCTTCGGCTTGGGACGCGGGCGGTGATCCGTCGACCTTCATGGTGGGTTCGTTCAACAAGCAGCAGGCTTCGACCTTCTCCGGCATCGCGACTCTTTATCGCGACACCGCGCCGAAGGTCGGCCAGACGCAGATTATCGGTGCCGCCGATGTCTATGTCAGCGACTTCGGTCAGCTTGCGATCGTCCCCAACCGCTTCATGCGGGGTCGGACGGGCTTGGTGGTCGATTGGGATTACTGGAAGTTGTGCCCGCTGTCTGGGCGTTCGTTCAAGCAAGAGCGCTTGGCGAAGACCGGTGATTCCGAGAAGCGCCACATTGTCGGCGAGTACACGCTGGAATGCTGCAACGAGGCGGCCAGCGGGAAGATCGCGGACCTCGCGGTTGCGTAACCATGGGCGGGGGGCTTCGGCCCCCCGTTTCCTTTGGAGAAATCATGACCGACAAACGCTTGATTGATATCGATCCGTTGACCGGAATTCAGACGTGGTACGTCAATGAATCCACCGATGGAAACGAGTTCAAGGTTCACGAAGTCCAGGACGTGAGCGGCATCTTGGAGGCCAACAAATACCAGGCCAACGAGGATCACGGCGGATGGAGTGAAACCCGAGATTTCCGCAAGGTCGGCACCATCCCCCTCACGATTATCCAGCAATGGAAAACCGAGAAGGGCATCGACGTTTTCAACAAGGACCATTGGCCGGCGGTCAAGCGACTGCTGAACGATTCCGATTGGCGGCATTTGCGGAGCGCTCATTGGAACGTATGATCCAAGCGCGCCAGTTGGTCGAGGCGGGTGACCCGACCGGCGCGTTGAGCCTGTATGAAAGTTATCTGAACGATCACCCCAATGACGCCGAATGCCTGTATTGCATGGGGGCGGCGCTGTTCGACCACGGCAACCTCGGCGTTGCGTTTCAAATGTTCCAGCAATCGATGCGGATCGCGCCTGAAAAGGCCGCGCCGTATAACGGGATTGGCCGATGCCTCTATGCCTGGCATCAACACGAGCGCGCGGCTGAATTCTACGCCAAGGCTCTTGAACGAGACCCGGATTACAAATTCGCGCTATCGAACATGGGCACCGTTCTTCATTCGATGGGGCGGCATGACGAGGCGCTGGAATTTTACCACCGCGCCATTGAGATCGACCCGGATTCCCCCGACACGCTCGGCAATCTGGGCATGGTCTACATGACCAATGGGGATTGGGAAAACGGCTGGCGCTGCATGCATTCCCATGTGGGGCAGCCCGAGCGTCCCGAGCGGTTTTTCGGCGACGCGGAGATGTGGATTGACGGCGACTTCGACCGGCTAGTTGTCTATGGCGAGCAAGGCGTTGGGGATGAGGTTTATTTTGCCGCCCTGCTACATGAATTGGAGGGCCGCGATGTCGTTCTGGAAACCAACCCAAAGTTAGCTGGGCTGTTTCAAAGATCGTTCCCATGGTTGAAGGTTCGCGGCACTCGATATCAGACTGATAAGCCCTGGCTGGCGGATTTCAGCCCAACGCACAAGATCCCGATTGCGTCCTTGCCGATGCATTTCTGGGACAAGCCGGACGATTGCCCGCGCAAGCCGTATCTGACCGCATGCCCCGAGCGGCGGAAGATGGCGCGGGCGCTATTGGATGATTTACCGGGGCGGAAAATCGGGCTGGCCTGGACAGGCGGCTTTGCGAAGGGCGCGGGATACGAGAGGCAGGTTGATGCTCAGCGGCTATTGGAGAAATTGGGGGTGTCCCCGTTCACAGACGGGCCGGACGTTACGTTCATCTCTCTCCAGTACAAAGAGCCACCCCTCGTTCCTGGGATTATCCATTGGCCGTTTATGGTCGAAACGCCGGACTATGACGACACGGCGGCGCTAGTCGCGGAATTGGACGCGGTGATTTCGGTTCCAACCTCGGTGATCAATCTCGCCGGCGCGCTCGGCACGCCGACGTGGGTTTTGCTGCCGAAGACCTACCACCATTGGCGCTATGGAATAAACGAGGCCGCGCACCCCTGGTTTGGCTGCGTGAACGTCGTTCATGAGCCGTGGGATTTGAAATCGGTATTGGAGGCGACGGATGGCACTCGCGAATTACGGGCAGCTTAAAACGTCGATTGGCGCTGAATTGGCGCGAGATGGCGATGCCGATTTCACGGCCAAGGTGCCGGATTTTGTCCGATTGTTCGAGGTCAATATCCAGCGGGATCTTCTGCATCGCCGGCAACAAACGAGCGAGACAATCGCGCTCGCGGCTAGCGGGACCAGTCTCACGCTGCCCACCGATTTCCTGAGCGCCGAGGCGGTGATATTGCAATCGACACCACTGAAGGCGCTGGTAAGCAAAACGATCTTCGACTTGTTCCAGGAGTATCCAAACACAACGACGGCCCAGCCGGTGGCCTATGCGATCCAGGGCGGGAATATGCTCATTCGCCCGCCGTCCGATGCCGCCTATAACGTCGAATTACACTATTACCAGGCGCTAACCGTTTTGGCGGACGACGCGGACACGAATTGGCTTCTGACCAATTATCCGGATGTTTATCTCTACGGCTCTCTGGTCCATTCCGCGCCGTATCTTGAAGATGACGCGCGGCTCCAAGTGTGGATAGGCCTCTATGACAGGGCGGTGGGGGCGTTGAAAGGTGAAAGCGCGCGGGCGATCTACAGTGGTTCGCCGATCAAGACTCAGCTTGACGTGGTGGTCGTATGATCCCGGCCCCGACTGGCAAGGCCTGGGAGCAATGGGCGTGGTCCGTGATCCAGGTTCTCACCCCCAAGCTTCAGAACCTTGAAAACAGCAAATTCTCGCTAGGCCAGATTCCGAAAATTGCGGCCTACACGGTGGCGACGCTTCCGAGCGCGGCGACGCATTTCAATAGCGTGGTCATCGTGACGGATGAGGCCGGCGGGCGCACCTTGGCGACAAGCGACGGGACGAACTGGAAGCGCGTTAGCGACGGAGCGACTGTATCATGATTGGGCCAAAAGAGATTGACGTGTCCGAGATGGCTCCTCAGCGCGGTTTAACGACAGGAGAATGGGTAACATGCGAGAACGGTCACCACATAGCGCGTGTTGCTAAGCCCGTCGCCGTGGGTGACCGCATTAATGAAAAACTGCCTCTGTCCGATTGGACGACAAGCGAGCCCCAACTAGGCGCAGCCCAAGTAGAACCATGTCGAGTATGCGGTGGGGCTTGGTGGGGCGGCGGTCACGTTTTGCATTTCGAGGACGGCTGGCGATGAGGGCGATTTCTCGCAGTCAATGGCTGTCTATCCCGCGCATCGTTTTTTACGCTGGGCGAGCCTTTCAGTGGGGGCCTGGATTTTGGTCTGCGGAGTTACTGCTGGGCCGCCGTCGAAAACTGAAAGTCGGCGAAGAGATCTATCGAGTTCAAGCGAGCGTTACGTGGCCTTCTCCTGTCGCCGATCGGGTGGTTGATTGCATCCACCCCAATCATTTCAGCGCCGGGGGATGGGCCGATTCCGATAGTTGGACCGGCAGAGAAACTCACTTCGCGATGCGGATAGAACGCATCTCTTTATGGCGCTTAATCCCGAGGTTTCGCCTCCGCTTACAGCCAGCCTGGAGATATCCATGAGCACATCGGCATCAAATTATGGTGGTTATCCCGTACAGGACGCGGGGGCGCGTGCGTCGAATTTGAATAAACTTTTTGTATATCACGGCGGGCAACTATTTCATGTCCAACGTCGGAACGGCGCAAAACATGGCGAACGGGCGGGGTGGTTGAACCCTTCGACGGGCAGATGGATGCTAAGTGTTGGGGGGAAGTCGCGCTTAGCATCCAGAGTCATCTGGGAAATGCATAACGGCCCTATCCCCCGCGGGATGGAGATTGACCACATCAATCGCGACAAGTCCGACGACCAGGTAGAGAACCTGCGCTTAGCGACAAGGTTTCAGAACAACGCTAACACCCGTGCGAAAAGCTCAAACACCAGCGGATTTAAGGGGGTAGATCCCCATAGGGGAAAATGGCGGGCTCGCATTCGGATAAATGGCCAGCGCGTAAATCTCGGCGTTTTTGAAACCGCCGAAGAAGCCGCCGCCACCTACAACGCTAAGGCGAGCGAGGCGTTTGGTGAATTTGTTTACGCTGCGGAGGCAGGACAATGGTGACAACTCCAACCACTTATGGCGGCTATCCCACGCAAGAGGCCGGGACGAATTTGAATAGCTGGGGCACCGACACCACGGCGGGGCTAAACAACGCCATCCAGCAAATGTCCGAGGGCATTCACGGCGTCGTTACCCATACGGTGACCGGGGACATGGCCCTCACGTCATCAAACTATGTGAGCCAGCAGAACCGCCAGCCGGGCCATATCCTCGCGGGCTCCCCGTCCGCCGCGTTTACGGTGACGTTGGCGAGCGTCAAAAGCCGGTTTTTGTTTCACAATAAATCGGGGCAAACCGCGACGATTAAGACTTCCGGCGGGTCCGCGACGGTGACTCTCGCGACGGGGCAGGGTGTCAGCATCGTTTGCGACGGGACTGATTGTTACGCCACCGGCCCGATTAATCTTGATGACCTGGGCGCGCCAACGTCATCCGTTTCAATGGGGTCGCAAAAAATCACCGCGCTTGCCACGGGGACGGCAACAACGGATGGCGTGAATGTCGGGCAGATGAACACGGCCATCGCATCGTCCGCGATCCCAGCGGCGTCCGGCGCGGTTCTGGTGAGCGCGAACGATACGACAGCTCGGTATCTGAACGGCGCTCTAGTGGCTGGTTCTGGCGTCACGCTGACCGAAAACAATGACGGCGCGGACGAAACGCTGACCGTGGCGGCGGATACCGCCGTGGTATCCCCAGTCTCGAATCTCAATCTTAACCACGCGATGGCGATGGGAGTGATGTAATGGCCGCACCGACGATTTCTGGCTCAACGACGGTCAAGGAATACGGTTTTTCCGTTGCCTTTTCGACCGGGACCACGAACCGCAACTTTCTTTCCAACACGGCAGGCAGTGGCAAATTGGTTCGGCTCGTTTCCCTGGTGGGGGTGAACAATGACGCAAGCGCGGCGGCGGTTACGGCGCAGTGCAAGCGGTACAACCAAGACGGCGCGGGCATTAACTCGGATGTCGGAGACAGCCAAGTGGCTTACGGCTCCGACACTGTGGCCGGGTCTTCATTGGGCGATGTCATCCCGCTGAATGTTTCGATCGACGCGGGAAAGGCGGTTGTGCTTGTGGACCGCAACTCGCCGATCGACGTGATGGAGGACCAATCTTTGGTTGGTCAGGCGTCGGCGGCGGACGATTTGACGCTAAACGGCATCTATCAGGTGGTCGGCTAATGCGGAATCCCCTCATAGGCGGGGCTTTGTCGGATTGTCCGATCCAGCATATCGCCGACGCAGCACCAGCCCCAGCCGGCAATGCCGATATCGCGGACGTGTCGTTGCTCTGGAACTGCAATGTTGCCCCGACGACGGCGGGGAATGGCCCGAATATCGGCGCGCGGATGGAACTGGCGGGTAACGCATCCATTGCGTCCACCAACGCGCATACGGATGCTGGGTTTGCGAATGCGTTGCAACTTGACGGGACCGGCGACTACGCGAGTGGTGCGGCGAAACTCGACATTCCAGCATCCACGGAGTTCTACGCAGAAGTTTTTGCAAGAACGACGAGCACTCTGGATTCGGGGCGACAAGCCCTTATGTGCTTTGGAGAGACGGGCCAATACTGGACTCTCCAGTGGTATGGCGCCTCGACGACATTCATTTTCGATAGCTCTGGGGCCGGGACGCCATTGTTTGGTTCCACGGTCACATTCACCACGGGCACATGGCATCACGTCGCGGTGTCGAAGAACACGGGTGGGAACTGGAACCTTTATTTCAACGGCACACGCATCGACACGGGGTCCAGCAACGCCACGGTTTCCGCTGCGGGATCGAGCACTTTCTACCTCGGCGAAGAGACGACCCAATATCAATCGACCTCGGTGCAATGGGGTGGCGAGATTTGCGGGGCGTTCGTTTCGATAGGCAACAACATGGGCGCCACGGGCGCATCGATCACCGTGCCGACGACCCCCCGGCTGACGTACTAGGAGGCGATCATGACGTTCTATTCTTTAAACGGGGCTGACCCGGCTCCGCTACCCAAATCGCACCTTGCGGCGGATGGCACCAACTACACGGCTCTCGCTGCGCTGCCCGATGCCGTTCTGTCGGGCCTGGGCTATGTCGCGGCCACAGACGCGCCGGCATTCAATCCGAACACGCACAAGCAGTCTTGGGACGGGGCGGCATGGGCAACGGCCGCCTTGACAGCGGAAGAGACAGTGGCGCGACTGACGAGCGTTCGCGCGGCCAAGCTGGGCGCCCTGCAACGAGAGTACCGCCGTCGATCGCAAGCCGGTATGGCCTTCAACGGGATTCCCATTGCCACAACGCCGGATGCGGTTGCCGAGATCAAAGAGGCCCGAGACGCCTACGCGGATGGAAGTTTGACCGGCACGAACAAGGTGACCACGCGCTCCGGCAAAGTGATTCCCATGACATCCACTCTTGCCACGGCGTTATATCAACAGGTGGTCGATCACAAGAAAGACTATCAGGCGGCGGAAAGCGCGCACGCCGAATATATCAACGACCCCGCCCGAACGGCTCAAGAAATAGCCGATCGGGACATCACCACCGGATGGCCGTCGTAACATGGCGAACTTCGCCCCCCGCCTCCGTCCTGGTGTCGTTAAGGACAACTCGGAATTGTCTTCCGAGGGCGCCTATACCGATGCGGACAAGGTTCGATTCCGCGTCGTGAACGGGGAGGGCCTGCCACAAATCATCGGCGGTCAGGAAAAGGCGACGCTCGACACGGTTGCCGGGAAAGCGCGCGCGACCCATGCATGGGAAGACAATGCTGGGCAGAAACTTGTCGGCATTGGCACGCATAAAAAGCTCTATGTCTACCATGACGCCAGGATATGGGATGTCACCCCATCCCGGGCGAGCGGAGAGTTTACCAGCCGCATGGCGACCGCCGGCGGGTCAACCACTGTCACGGTCACGCACACGGCGCATGGGGTGACGGTTGGCGACGCGGCGTATTTGCAGTGCGCGGCGACCGTGGGCGGGTTGTCGATCGGCGCTTCTGGAACGCTTGGTTCGGGGCTTCTCGAAACCATCCAAAATTCCAAATTTATGATTATCAATCACACGGCGCACGGTCTGACCCGAGGGGAATACGCGACCCTCGGAAGTTCGGCGGCGGTTGGCGGCGTTGGAACGGGGGATATTGATAAAACCCACCGGGTCTATGTTCTTAACGATGACTCGTATCTGATCCACGTCGACACCGTGGCCACGAGTTCCGCCACGGGCGGCGGGACACCAACGTACACCTACTATTACGAGCACCCGGTTGAATCCGTCACGGACGCGGACACCTATGCTTTCACCGCTCGATCGGCGGCGGATGCGACGGCTTCGGCGGCTGGGGGTGTTTCGAAATATTACTATGAAGAGAACATCGGACGCGAATTTGGCGTTACTCAGGCGGGCTATGGTACGGGGACGTATTCGTCGGGCTATTACTCCAGGTCATCGACGGAAAGTGATTTGCGGGCGCGGGTTTGGCACCTATCGAATTACGGCCAGAATATGGTGGCCAACTATCGGGAATCCGCGCTTTATCGTTGGGCCAACAATCTAAGCCAGAACGCGGCGGCGCTCTCGGCAACGGACGCCCCGGCGCAGTCCCTAAGCCACTTCATGACGCCCGAGCGGTTCCTGGTGGCTCTGGGGACGGAAGACGCGGCAACGTCGACACAAGACCCGATGCTCGCGGCCTGGGCGCTTCAAGAGGGCGGATTTACCAACGGTGACTGGACGCCGGCGGCGACGAACACGGCGGGCGATTTTAAACTTGCCGAGGGCTCGCGCATTGTTCGCGGGATGGCGATGCCATTCGTGAATGTGATCTGGACCGATACCGCGATGTATCAAATGCGGTACTTGCAAGACACTACCTTCGTTTTTGGGTTTGATCTTGTCGGAACCGGGTGCGGGTTAATCGGCTCGAACGCGGCGGTGAGGGTCGGGGATACCGGCGCGGTCTATTGGCTCTCCACCAGTCGGAAATTCTTTGTCTGGCAGGGCGGCGCTCCGCAGGAAATTCAATGCCCAGTGCGCGAGTGGTTTTTTGACCGGCTCGCGAATGTCCAAGAGGAATTGATTTTTGGCGGTGTTAATGGCCGTTGGAATGAAATCTGGTGGTTTTATCCGGGGGCGTCGAACGAGTGCGATTCCTACCTGATTTACAACTACAAGGAAAATCACTGGTCCATCGGCACCTATGACATCTCCGCTTGGGTTGATCGCGGCGTCCTTCAGTATCCGATGGGGATACACACCGACGGAACCGTTTACCTTCAGGAGCGCGGAGATACCGACGGCGGCGACGCGATCACATGGCACGTCGAGAGCGGCTATATCGATCTCGGTGATGGCGACAACCTCATGATGGTGCGGCGGGTCACGCCTGATTTCGCGGATCTTGTCGGCGGGGCAACCGTCACCATGACCGGGAAAATGTGGCCGCAAGGAACGGAGAATGAGAAGTCATTCGGGACTTTAGGCTCCACCACAAAATACCTCGCGGCGCGGATCAAGGCGCGGCAGGTGAAGGTCAGATATTCCGGATCTTCTGCCCCCGCGTCGGGACGGCTGGGCCGGATGACTTTTGACGTTCAACCGTCTGGTGAGAAACGGTGACGCCGGAGACTTGGGCCAAGGCCAAGCCCTTAATTGAGGCGGCAATACGGCGAGGCTTACCCACGCACAATGCGGAAGATGTCCGCAAGGCGATCGAAGCCAAGACCATGCGGCTTTGGTGCCATGGCGAGACAGCGATTGTTACCGAGATGGTCCAGTTCCCTCGACTGAAAGCGTGCCGGGTCGTTTTTGTCGGCGGGCGAATGGCCGATGTCGAGGAAATGAAGCCGGATATAGAGGATTGGGCGCGGTCCGAAGGGTGCGCGTTCATGTTGGCCGGTGGCCGAAAAGGTTGGGTGCGGGCGTTGCCGGATTATTCCGTCTCGGCCCATTTATTGGCAAAGGAGATAGTGTGATGCCGAGAGGCCCAATTTCGTCGGATGTAGTCGCTCGGATACGAAAGATGGCTAAAGGCGGCATGAAAGCGTCGAATATAGCGACTGCGGAAGGCGTTAGCCAAGCGACAGTCTCTAAATATCTGTCCCGTCGCGGGCTTTCAGATAAAGATCGCTTTGAAGAGAAGTTTCTGCCCGAGCCCAATTCAGGTTGTTGGCTTTGGCATGGAGCATATAGCCCAAATGGGAGAGGGGGTCGCCCTTATGCTACAGTTAATGGAAGGCAGATCCCCGCATCAAGAGCCGCGTGGCTATTGTATCGCGGCGAGATCACTGATGCCTCATGGGTTTTACATAACTGTCACAACGAGGCATGCGTAAACCCTGAGCACTTGCGGCTTGGGTCGCCAAAAGAGAATACGGCCGATATGTACGCAGTTGGCCGAGATAATCGCGGGAACAAGCGGCGGGCAATGGAAATACTGTCCCAAAAAGATTCCGGGGCGCCGCAATCCACGGTGGCAAAGAATTTCAACGTAAACCCAAATCTTGTGAGCCGCATATGGAGCGGCGCGAGGTGGGCTAGGTTACAGGAGGCGAATCATGCCAAGTAGCGGCGGTGGCACTCAGACCACGAGTTCGGAAATCCCGAAGAATTACCAAAATTTTGCCAATCAAAACCTAGCGCTCGCGGGGACGATGTCAAATGCTCCCTATACCGGCTATCAAGGCCCGACCGTGGCCGGATTTAGCGACATGGAGACCGGCGCGTTCAATTCAATGCAAGACAACATGAACGCCTGGAGTCCTGCTATGCGGCAATCCGCCGAGGCGATTGGCGGGCTGGCGACAGGCTCCGGCGACGTGACGGTCAGGAATGGTTCGGAATATCTGAGCAATTACCAGAACCCTTATGAAAACACCGTCGTCAACAACACCATCAACGACATGACGCGAGCGAACACCATCGCTCAGAACGGCCTCAACGCGACGGCGGCGGGGGCGGGGGCATTCGGCGGCTCGCGGCACGGCATCGCCAATGCGGAGATGAACCGGAACCTGCTTGATAGGGTGGGCAACACCACCGGACAATTGCGCCATCAGGGCTTCACCACGGCGGCGGGCCTCGGGCAGACCGATGCCTCTCGCCAGTTCCAGGGCGATACGTTCAACACCAACACGCGGCTTCAGGCGGCTCAGATGGCTCAGAACCTCGGGCTTGGCGCTCAAGGCGCGGCGCTACAGGCCGGCGGCATGCAACGTGGCATGGAGCAGGCGAATCTGGACGAATCCTATAACCGCTTCCTCGATGAGCAGGAGCATCCGATGCGGATGTTGGCGATGCGCCAAAGCGCGCTCGGTCAAACGCCGATGGGCAGTATCCAACGCTCGCCGAAACCGGGAATGGATTTCGGGGGGCTTATGAGCGGTGCGGGGAGCCTGGCGCTTGGTTTGTCGAAGTTCTGTTGGGTCGCGCGCGAGGTCTATGGCGAGGATGATCCAAGGTGGATTGAATACCGGAACAAGATGTTGGCGCACGGTTCCGACGAATTGGTTAGCGCTTATGCCGAGCATGGCCCGGCCTTTGCCGAGCACATCCGCCATAATCCGGCCATGAAGGCGCAGGTTCGCGAGGCTATGGATATGGTCCTGGCGGCCTAGATAGAGGATCGGCCATGAACAATCTTGGATTTGGCCCCGCCGCCATTCGGGAAGCGCATTTGCAAGAATGGTTGCGCCTTTTGAACCAAGGTCGCCGCCCCAACCCGATGCCCGCTCCATCCCCTCCCGCCGCGCAGAACCTGGGCCTCGGCGCGCAAATGCACGGGATAGGCAAGGGCATGAAATCTTTCGCCGGGGCGCTCGACAAATACCGCCAAGCACAATTGGTCGCTGGCGGCGGATACCCGGTCAATGGCCAGCTGCCGGTTGGCCTTGGTGGCCTGGCGGGAATTTAGGAGGAAGCCATGAACAATCTTGGATTTGGTCCCGGCAACATCCTGGCTGGCCATAGAGCCAACCAAATGCGCCTGATGCAAATGGGCCGCGCGCCAACACCGATGGCCGCTTCGGCCCCGCGCCCGCAGCGTGACATGGGCACTCAATTGGGTCAAGGCTTGGGCGCGATCGGCAAGATGTTGGGGCAATTCGGCGCGCAAAGGGACGCCGATGAAAAAACGGCGACGGCGCAAAAAGCCGTTCTCGGGCTGGTGAACAGCGACAGGAATCAGGCGCTCGCAACTCAGGGGGGGCCAACGCTCAACGCGGCGGCGGCGCATGATCAATCTCAAGCCAATCCGTCTGTCCCGCCGCGCCTCGCCAAGGTGATGCGGGCTTTGTCCGAGGGCGGCGATCCGATGAAGGCTCTCCAGGTTTATCAGCAATGGGCGGCTAAGGATCGCCCGGAGAGCAAGCCGACGATGATGCGGCTGTTCCACCCGAATAACTCCGAAAAGTACGTTGATTTGCCGGCAGACTCGCCGCTTGTCGAACGGTATGAGAAAGCCGGATGGGGGCTGGAGCCGGGCGGAAAGGCGGTCGAAAAATGGATCAACATTGCGTCGCCCGAAGACCGCGCGCGCTACGGCATTCCAAAAAGCGATGCCGGGATTTACCAAATCAGCTCTACCACGGGTGAAATCCGAGGCCGGGGCGGCAAGTCCGGCGTGACGGTCAACGTCAACCCAGACGCTCAGGCGGGCGCGACCTTGGCGAAGCCTCTACCGCAAGTCCGTGAGGCGAGCGTCGGGGCCCTGGGGGTACCGTTCGCGGATACCAACCCGTTGGAGGGCCTGGGGCCGAAGGAAGCCGGGAAACTCTCGGCGGACATCCGCTCGGGCGCGATCAAGCAATTCCAGCAGTCACGCGAGGCGATCGACCAGGCTTCCGGCATGATGCAAGATGTCAGTCGCTTCCTTCAAATTATGGATGACGGTCTGGAGACTGGCGGGGCTCTCGCGCTTCCCTTCGCGGGTGATGTCGCGGCCCCATTCAGCCCGGAGATCGCCGAGGCTAAGTCGATCGGCGACAAGCTGACCCCGCAGATGCGCCAGGGGATGCCAGGCTCGGCTTCCGACCGAGATGTCGCGATGTTCCGAGGGGCAACTATCAACATTGATAAGCCTAACGCGGCCAACCGGAACATCGGGATGGGGATTCTGACTTCTCGCCAGAACCTTCTCGACCGCGACGCCTATATGCAGGCGTATTTCGACCAAAACAAACACCTCCAGGGCGCGGACAGGCATTGGAAGCGCTACCTAGAGGCAAACCCGATCTTTAGCCCAGACGCGGCCAAGGGCAGCTATGAGCTAAATCAAAATCGGGCGAGTTGGCGGGACTTTTTCTCTGGGCAAGCTTCGGATGTAGATAAGTTTGCCACGATGTCGGTTGATGATCTGGTTCGGGATTATTCGACCCCAGAGCAGACAAAGGCGCTTTCTCCAGAAGAGAGGGCGGCGCTGCAAAAGCGGGTTCTGGAATTGCGGGGTGGGGATGTGGCTCGACAGGCTCAGCCTTAGAAACAATAGCCCGCTGTCTGGTATTCTAGCGTGCTGTGCACCGCCGGGAAGCCCTGAATCGTCTCGCCTTTGAACACGACTAAGCTTGTGAACCTATCCGCGATCACGATTGATCGCTGTCCTTGGATCACCACCAGGCGGCTGTTGCCATCGCGCGCGGTTTTGGAGGCGGGGTCTATATCAAAGATCGTAAATTGTTTCGGCGGAATAGGCATAAGCCTTGGCGGGTGTTGATCAAAGTCCCACTTCCCGCCGAACCGCATTTCGCACCGCAATTCCGTCCTTGAAAACAAGTCTCCCGCGCCAGCGGGGGCGGCGACGACAATGCTCAACACAAGGGCGATGATGAAGCGCATCATGCCAATATGGTGTCAAATGTCGAGAAACGCAAATTGGAGACGGCCATGAATGATGATGCCGCGTCCCTCGCCGAAATGGTTAGGTCTCTTGGCGGGGGCTCCGCCGAGCCGAGCCTGGCCGCCCAGGTCGTCGGGCTCAAGTCCGCCGAACAAGATTTCGCCGCTCGCGCCGCGCAAATGTCGCCAATGGATCTTTCCGGCGCTCGGGCTAAAAACGACGCTTTCGGCGCTTATCTCCGCGAAGAGGCTAAAAAGCCACGCCCAGGCGAAACCGACGCCGAGCGCGAGGTGCGCCTATACGGCAAGCTATCCGAAGGCCGCGAGCCTATCTCAGCGGGGGAAGGGGTATTGCGGGCGGGAGGTCACGGGCTGTCCTTCGGCTCGATGGATGAAGGCGTCGCGGCTCTGGCGGCGCTCAACCCAAGCGCTGGTGGAACCTATGGCGACCGTTACGACGCCTATTTGGCGCGCGAGAGTGCGAAACTGAAGCAGTTCCGCGACGAATCCCCGTTCTTGGCTTACGGCGCGGAGATTGCGGGCAGCATCCCCACGGCGATTGTAACGGGGCCGTCCTATGGCGCGGCGAAAAGCCTGATGGGCGAGGCGGGCAAGCAAGCTGCCGTCGGCGCGGCGCAAGCGGGCGTTTATGGTTTCGCGGCAGGCGAGGGCGACGTGACGGACAGAGCCGTGAATGCGGCCCAAGCGTTCCCTATCGGCGCCACGCTCGGCGGGCTAGCCGTCCCCGTGGTTGCGGGTGTAAAGGCCGTCGCGGGGCGGGTGGCGGATAAAGTCGCGCGAACCAAGGCGGCGCAGGACCAAACGCGAGATCTCCCTGGTGGTGGGCTAACCCGTGAACAGTACGAGCGCCTTGCCGTTCCGTTTCGAGACGACCCTGACGCAGCGGTCGAGGGGGCAAAGCGTGTCCGCGAGTTGGGCGATGACGCGATGCTTGCGGATGCGGCCCCGCACTATGACGATGCCTTGGATGCGGCGATCCAACGTAGTGGCCCAGGCGGCGTTCAAGCGACCAAAGCCATTGAAGCGCGGGCATCCAACGCTAATCAGACACTTACCGGGGCTCTGGACGACGCGCTTGGTGAGCCCGAGGGAATTATTGCTCAGCTTCGCGGCAGCCGACAAGCAACCGCCGGAGCGCGGCAAGACGCCTATGACGCGGCGTATTCCAAGGCGATCGATTATTCGAGCGATCAAGGACGGGCTATCGAGGAGACCCTGGCGCGCATCCCGGACCGGGTAAAATCGGAAGCGATCGAGAAAGCCAACGCCCGGATGAAGTGGGACGGCAAGCAGTCCTCTCAAATCATGGCGGATGTTGCCGATGATGGAACGGTCACGTTTCAAGAGATGCCGAATGTGATCCAGTTGGATTATGTCAAGCGCGCCCTGGGCGATATGGGCTGGGACGGCGTGAATTCCATCAACGGCCCGACCGGCGAGCAATTGCTCTATCGCGATATGGCTACGGGGCTCCGGGATGCAATGAAAGAAGCCGTGCCGGAATACAGCGACGCGCTCCGGATCGCGGGGGATGCTATTTCCGTCCGAGAATCGCTCATGTTTGGGCTGGACGTGCTGAAGGGCAAAACCACGCGGGAAGGCGTCGAGGAATTTCTGAAAGGCAAGGGGCCGGCGGAAGTCACCGCCATCAAGAAAACTCTGCGCCAAACGATTGATGACATGGTGGCCAACGTCAGCCGAACGGCGTTAGACGACAACACCACCGCCCGCGAGGCTCTGTCGACCCTGAAAAGCCTGTCCAGCCGGGCGACACGCGAAAAGCTGGAAATGCTTCTCGGCAAAAAGGACACGGCGCGGCTTCTCACGGAGGTTAGCCGCGCATCCCGAGCGCTGGAACTGCGGGGCAACGTGGCCAGGAACTCGGCAACCTACCGGCGCCAAGCGATGGATGGGCGTGATGCAGATGCCGCCGCGCCTGGTGTGGTTGGAGAGCTGGCCCGAGGGAACGCCGTCGACGCCGTTCGGAGAGGCATTCAGGCGACAACCGGACAAACTCCGCAGGCGCAACGCCGGGCGATGGACGCGGCGGATCAAAGGATGGTCGGGCTTTTGGTCGGCACTCGCGGGGAAGAAGCCGCGCGCTTGGCTGAGGGCATTGGGCGAACGGCAAACATGGGGCCAAGGGTCCGAGCGGGGGCTGGCAATCTGGGCCTTGGCACGTTGTCCCGTCCGGCGCCGTCAGCCGCCGAACTGTGGGAGCAGCCCCGCCGCGTGTTTGGAGTCAGGCGGCGACCATAAGCATGACCGCAACCCATATTAATGGAAATGCCATACACCCCAAGGCAACGAACTTTTCCCCGGCTTCATCCACGGAAAGGCCTCGAAGTTGCCAGCATCCGTAGAGAAACATCGCGGTCATTAAATTGGCGAGCAGTACTCCGGCGGCGATCGTGAAGGCGTCACTCATCGTCGGATAGCCCGAGATCAACCAATCGCCGGATGGCCTCCGATCGGTTTGGAACATCGGCTTGCGCGGCTCGCCATCTGTCGACCCGCTTCAGCATGTCGGTTGAGATGGTCAGGTGGATTTGTGCGTCAAATTTCTTTTCTGGCGGCATTTGTCCAACATGGCGATGCCGAATTGATTCCGCAAGTGGGTTGGTGCTTGCGTACAGCATGATGTGTGTATAACATATCCATATAACAATATGGAGGGCGGCATGCGATCCCTGGTGATGCTTTTCGTTATGGCCTTCGCGTTTCCGGCCATTGCCCAGACCCGCCCGATAGCCGTGCCCCTGCAAATGATATGCACGCCGACCGAGTCATGGACTCGCCAGCCGGACATGAAGGGCATTTTAGGCGGGATGGATGACGCTTCCGATGTTTGGAGCGTTTATGCGTCGGAAACGGGCTTTAACATCCTGGTGACGTTTCAAGGACTGATTTGCCTTGTCGGGAGCGGGAATGAAGTCGGCGATCATCTCATTCTGCCGATCCCGGTAGCGAAGAAGGGTAAGGCGTCGTGAGTTTCGATCAATTGCTTGCCACCTTCGGCCCGGTTGGCGCGTTGCTGATCGTGGCCGTGGTCGCCCTTTGGGTGGCGTATCAAAAATCGGTGGCGAAGGGATACGAACGGGAGGCCAAAATGGGCGAGGCGCTTTCCCAGGCGGCGCAGAGCATGACGTTGCTCGCGGCTAGGATCGAATCCTGGGAGCGTTCGCGATGATCGCATTGTTCCCGTGGCAAAAGACACCCAAACCCGACGCGGCGGATAAGGCCGTTGCTGATTATCACAAGGCCTTCACCCGTCTAATGAAGGCGCTCGATACCGCGACCGAGGGCGGGGTTAAGGCCTTGGATGGTTTGGCGGAGCAGACGCGAAAGGCGCCGGGTGATGCCGATTGATCAGCTTTTCAATGGATCTCTCGCGTGGGGCGCGTTTCTGTCGCTCGGGGCGGCGATCCTCGCAACCCTCATGGCGGTTAAGGTCTACCGCAAGCCGGGCAGAGACAGGGCAACATTGTTCCTGGCAACCGGCGTGGCCTTGGGCATTGGTTCGCAATCCATTTTCATGGCTTGGCTTGCCGTTCTGTTGTTCCTGCATCGCCACAGCGACCACCAAGCCGTCGGCTGGTGGTTGGAGTATCTGCCCGCCGTCGCGCTGATCCCTTTTGCGAGCGGCGTCGCGGCACTGATTCATATTCGAACGGCGACTTACCAGGATCGCGGCGAGCTTTGCGCGCTGATCTGGTTTGCGCTTGCGTTGGCCGTAACCGGCGCCG